CGGCTAAGGCCACGGTGCCCCCGGTGGCCGTCCATGCGACCCCAAGCCCGGTGACCGTTTCCAGCATGTCGCCCGCTTTACCACTGATTTCACCCAGCGGGCCGGGCAACGTTGCGGCCTTGCCCGCGGCATCGGTAAAACTGCCCGAGAGATCGCGGTTTTTCTTCTCGGCGTTCTGCGCTTGATTACCGAATTTTTTTAAGTGTCTTTCACTTTGCCCGACCTTTTTATCGAATTTGGCGGTTTCAGCATCAAGGGTGGCGACCAGATTGGCGAAGGTTTGTGATTTCATACTCGGGCCATAAAAAAACCCCGCCAAAGCGAGGTTATGTAAAAATCAAAGCGAGGGGGTTAGTCTTGTTGGGTGGCGATTTTTTCTAAGGTGTCGTTAATGTTTAGCAGCAAATAACACACGCCCGTGATCACACTGGCCACAATCAAGCCCAATAGAAACCCCCCGCCCACGAACAAAAACCGGGTGAGGGGGGCCACGTATGGCCCATGGGTCATCATATACCCCGCCCATGTAAACCCGCCCAAGCACAACACCACGACGAGGATCAAACACCCTCGCAACACATCAATCATTATTCGGCTCATTTGGCCCCCTTGTAGAATCCGCCTCATTGTACGGCGGGGGGTGATCAAATGACAATGACGACATGTCACCAAGCATCTGATTCAACACGGATTGGCTGACACCCTCATCGGTGGGGGCATCCTTGCGCGGCCCTATCATAAAGTCAGACGGGGCCACGTTCTGGTAACGCCCTGACGCATTCAACACGCCCGCATTCAATTGTTGCAATAATCGTTCGGTATTACGGGACGGCAAGCCATGGCGGCGCAGGTAATCCACCCACCCCCAATATGTACTCAACGGCATCGCGGCCAACATGGCCACGGGATCAGGCTGTTTTAATTCGAGGGCCAAATCACGCGCAAAATCCCACGCAGCCATGAGCACTTTTCCGGCGGGGCTGGCTCCGTGCTTTCATCGGTGGCGGGTTCGTCATCTTGAAAGGCGGGGGCGTTCAGTTCACGCAATGCCGTATAAGCCACATTCACCGCCCGGTTTGGCCACTCTGTTTTCACCATGGTGATCAGGGTATCAAGGGTGGTGTCGTCATTCGCATGGTGGCGCATCAACGACAGCGCCACGCCATGGGCGACGGTCTCTAATGATGCTTGCTCACTGGCGAGGTGATAGGTGTTCCACGCCTCAACCGGGGCGTTGTCATCGGGTTTGACGACGTTAACCCCAATCGCGAACTCAAGGTCTTTTAAGCGATCGAGGGCGGTGTATTCACTCAAGGTAAACGTGGCCGCACCCACCGTTAATAAGCAGTGTTTTAAGTACATGTAATGGCCTTAATGAAACGAAAAAAAACAGGCTACGACGCCGTAGCCTGCGACACGATTATGCTTTTTGAACGGAGGCGGGGGCGGGTAAATAGTCCTCGGCCAATTTCGGGCGACCTTCTACCGCGATCGTGACATCGCGTTTCATGTCGGCCGAGTTTTCAATCGAACTGGGCACCCCAAGGCTTGTGATCGGGCCGTAAAAGAAATTCGCGACATGCTTGCCCGCCAATTCGGTCGGAGATTTTAAGCGGTGCCATGTTTTCTCTTGTTCGCCGTTTTTCACATCGAAAATGTCCACTAATCGTTTTTGCGCCATGCTGCCCGGCGCATAACCGATTTGATAAGCAAAATCACCCGCATCTTTTTGCCCGGTCGATTTGCTGGCGTAGCCGTCGGGGTTATCAAGGTAAATCTCGCTGTTTACTTCTTTGGTGAGATTCACCGGGGTGACGCCCGCCAAGTAACCCACCTGATCCCAATTTGCATCATCCGTTTCCCCGGCGGCGAGCGCGGTCTCAATGGTGACGCCTTTTTTTAACACCCACACGGTGTTGTTTTTGCCCGCCACGGGCTTCATGCCATAACTTGCAGTCATGTTAATCTCGCTTGTATGTGTGCGTTAAATGCAGCGCGCGGTATGCACCCGACTCGCTGCGCTCATAATGAAAGGCGGTGCGGCTTAACGTGGCCACACCAGGAAATATCACCCCAATAGGCAGGGCGACCTTGACCGCCTCGCCAATCACGTCGAGGTCTTTATCTTCGCGGCCGCGGCCCACGTAAATCGACACCATCAACGCCCCGTCGTACAGTTCGGGGCCGTCCATGTATTCGGTGTTGATGTCGCCGTCATCGAGATACACCAAAATGGCCGGGGTATCTTCATCGGCATCAAGCAACAGCCAATCATTAAACACATGATCAACCACGCCGGGCGGCAAGGCCGATTCAAGGGCGGCGGCAACGGTTTCGCGTAACTGTGTGTTTTGCTCCATGTCATGCCTTTTTATTGAATTTGGCCATTTCGCTGGCCAACGCTTTGGTCATTTCGGGGGCCATTTTTAGGTTGTAGCCCCGGCGAACGTTGCGCTCATACCCGGCCAATAACGGCGCTCGGATCGGCTCTTTCACCACTTCGAGGGGATAGCGCCCACGCCCGGTACGTTTGAACACTTGCAAGCGGTCAAGGCGTGTGGGGCGGTGCGTATTGCCTCCCGCGCGGCGTTGGCTTCTCGAAATGTATTTGCCTTTTCCTTTCGAGCCGTCAGCCATGAACGCGTGATCAATACGCCGCCCGCGCACGGTGACCCCTTTTTTGGTTTGGCGAGGTTTCCCCATCGACACTACGGGCATATCACTCAAGCGCACCCGCACGCGGCGTTGTGGCGCTTTGCTGTTCGCTTTTTGCAACGGTTTGATGCGGGCTTTTATTGCGCTTTGTTTTACCCGTTTTTCTTTGGCCACTTGCCGCGTGGTTTGACGTTCAGAAAACACCCCCACCGCGTTGATGGCGCGAGCGGCGGCGACGGGAATGGCGGATTTTTTCACCACTTGCAAGCGCAACATGGCTTGCTCAACTTGCGCGGTCAGCCCCATGGTTTTGTGTATGTTCATGTCAGTACCAGTCGGATCATGCCGTCTTGATATTGGGGCGGCTCAGAAAGCCGGTAGCCCTGCCCTTCCCATGTAACGCGGCTATTAGAGTGCGGTTTTACCCCCGCCTCGCGCGCCAGCGACGCGGGAAAACTCACCGCCCTTTCCGTGCCGCGGCCTTCACCAAACAGGACGCTGTTTTTTTCAAACATCACTTGAATGGGAACACCATCAATAATGGCCTCCCCATCCCCCAAGCGGGCCATGACCTTGCGATCAAGTCGGGCGAATCGGTCGGAAAATCCAGCCATGCCGCCACCTCCCCGTTATGCGTGGCCGACGTTCAGGCCGACCATGACCTCGGTTTCACCCGCACCCGCACTTGACCACGCTTTGCCCGCATAGGTGCCCGTGTTGGTGGTGCTCACGGTGCCGTTGGCAAGATACACAGACTCACCTTGGCTAATGGCCCCGGCGCTCGCCTTCGGCAGTGCCCACACCCCCACCACGTGACCGAGACCTTGCTCGCCATTGGCCACATCATCATGGGACACGACCACCATGTCACCGATGGCCACAGGCGCACCGCCAACCAGATCAGCGCCCGCAATAAAATCAATCGTTGTACCGTCTTGCCCTTTGTTCTTTGCCATGGTTTTGCTCTCTTTTTCCGATAAAAAAAGGGGCCAACTGGCCCCCGTTTATTTGGCTTTTTAATTACTTGCCCGCAACGCCCGCGCCTTTCACCATGCCACGTGCATCACGTGGGGCGACGCCTGCATCAATGCGCACCTTGGTGGCCACACCGTCAACATTAAAGCCTTGTTGCTGCTCAATGTATGGCGTATCAATGCCGTTAAGGTATGCCACTTCAATGGTGTCTCGACCTTTCGCGGCGGTCAGATACCAATCAAGGGACGCCACATCATCAAGGCGCGGCTCGGCGATGACTTCCGCAAAGTTTTGAATCGGGTTAATGATGCCCGCGTTCACGTCTGCACCCGCCACAGAACTCGACCCAATGATTTGTTGCGCTTTGGTTTCAAGGGCCGTTGGCACCAACAAGAAACCGGGGCGAATATTCAAATGGCGCGTGCCGCTTTTTTGCTGGCGCATGAGCAAGCGCGCGGCCGATAGCTGTTCAACACTCAAGCCCGCATCGCTCACCATGTTTTTATGATCAGCATGGAAAATGGCTTTGTTATCGCTCATTTTCGGGTTGCTTTTTAACACCGCATACACCAAATCACCGATGGTGGCGCGCGCGGCTTCACCCATCATCATCGGAATGTCAGTCAATGCCTGTAGGTCATCATTGATGATGGTGTGGCGGTCAATGTTAAACATCTCGCCGTAGGTCGCCAGCGCGATGGACTCACCGCGATCGCTCACGGTGACATATTTATATTCTGCGCCTTGGCGCACTTTGCGCAGTGCTGGGAATGAATCTAAGCCCACACGGTGCGCAGTCTTAAAGTCAGATAATTGGCCTTTTAATGTCCATTTATCAAAGGTCTCTTCTGAGTTATTCCAGCCCATGAGCAACGACTTATGCGCCACATCTAGCAGGATTTGACCAAAGTCTGACGAGGAATGCGTGAACGCCATGGCGATCATCTGCATAGGGTTGGCCCCCGCCATGCCCACGCCGCGGTCGGTCAAAGCATTGCGCGCCATTTCGCGCAAGGTCATGCCCACATATGGGTTATCTTTGGCTTCTGTGCCGTCGTGCTCATAACCACAACGGGCCATTAGGGCGGCGATCATGCTGTCACCAACAATGTTGCCGTTATCGGTGAACATTTGCGCCGCCGACGGCGTCGGGGCCGCGGGGGTGGT